ATATGCAGACACAGATATTGAATGGGTCAATGTTCTTTATGATTGGTGTGTAAACCTACTGGTCGATTGGGCATTTAGATTAGGGATAACTTATGAAGAGATAAACATCTATCTCTTTGTATTCATACTACCAGGATTATTACTTCTTTCTATAATCCTTAACTTAATTCTATTAAGGAGATTAAAATGAAACAAGAAAAAGAGTTGCTCATAAGAACATTGGTTAATGATCTTTATTGGGAGTATAATCGTATGTCTTCAAGTGGTCAGGAAACTTTAGATAGAATAGCTAAGTTGTGTGATGTTCCTACTAATCTACAGTATAAATTTGACAAGGATGAAAAACTTAAAAAGTCTTTAGAAATAAAGAAAGAAAGTAAATGAATATGAAAGCTAAAGAAATATTGCAACAAGCACTTAATGCTGTCGACGACAGACAAACTAATTATGGTGAACCACAAGAAATGTTACAAAGATTTGCCAAGATAACATCTTTGATACTTGGATACAAAGTTACACCTCAACAAGCTGGTGTTATACTGATGGGATTGAAGATGTCGAGGTTGATCGAGAACCCAAATCACCTTGATTCAATCGTCGACGTCGCTGGTTATGCTGGTGTGTTAGGTCAGGCTGTGATTTCAGAGAATGTAAAGAAAAATGGCTCGTTATAAGGACTCTCAGAGGGGTGGAACATACCCTTTGAGGGTGAATGTACCTAAGAAATATTCAGTAATAACTGTTGTAGCTCTGGTCCACGAGATTTAACTTGACCCCACCAACGGCTATCTTTCATTTCAATCGAAGCACTTTTCCAATCTTTAGCTTCGATTGCTGTCCAAAACTTTATAAATTTAGAGAATCTATTCCATCCCATATTAAATTGCATCGATAATAATACAACTTGTGCTGGTTCAGGTAGCTCTCTCCAATAAGGTTTATGTTTATCTAGTTCTTGAGAGTGCTTCTCCAAGTCTCTGCCAAGAATAAAATCAGCAGTTGCCTGGTCAATGCCTTCTTCCAAGTTATGTCCGTATCCGATTGTCCAGACGTCGACAGTATCTTTATACATATCGAGACGACAGCCTTCATGTTTCTTAATAGTATCAGTTAAGTTCATTTCATTTTCTCCAAAAAAAGTTCCACTATAAATTAATTTTCCTAATTGCTCATCCACATCTTCATAGTTCATTTCATTTTCTCCAAGATGCGATCTATCTTTTCTTCTAGTCTGTTGATAGATACTGTTACGTCATTCCTCTTTGCGTAATCTTCCCTTGTCTTATTTAATAATATATCTAATCGTTTAACTTCTCTTGCCTGACTGCCAAGAAACCAGCCACCACCCAAAACAATTAAAGCTATTAAACTATCAATGATATGTACTAAGTCCATTACTTCTTATTCATAAGTTGTAATCCAGTTTTACCAAAGCGATAACCAAATGAGGATCCAATACAAATATATAAACAAGTAGAGAACCAAGATGGTGTTGATGCATTTAAGAAATCAAATCCTTCTTTTACATAAGGTTGAGTGTAGGGAACAAAACAAGCCACAAGAATACCACCAAAAATAATAGTCCAGAACTCATCCTTCCAACTCCCAGCCATCTGATTTGTAAGAGCTTGTTCATTTAACATATCTGATGTGGCAGAAGTCTCGTAAACTTTTGCTTCGGCTTTGGCTTTTGCTACTTTTACTTCTGTTTCAGCTTTGGATTTATCAACTCTACCTTGTAGCCAAGTACCAGCCAGTGAACTTATTGGTCCTATAATACTTCCAAGTCCTAGCATGTTAAATCCTTGTTTGGTGAAAGATACTTACAAACTATAACATCATTAGAATTAACCATCAAAAGGCTTAGTGGTTTAAAAAAAATGTAAGTATCTCTCATAACTGGTGAGAAGTGCTGACACCCCTGACGAACACCTCTCATAACTTTTTAATTCCTTTTAAATATTTCGGATCCTCATTGTCCTTCTTTTTTAGGTACACAGTAAGTGGTAATATAAACTTTAGAAAACGCAGTTTGTTGATGTGTGTTTTGGCTTCTAATCTTTTCTGCATAGGATAAACATGTTGATAAATCTGAGAAAAAAACATCTTCTTTAATATCTGTGCCATGAAGAATAACAACCAACATCCATATCAACTAGACCGACCCATAAACAAACCCATTGCGACAGCATTAGCTGACGTCAACACGGACACCATGCCACTCTGCTCAAGCGATGGCGACGACAAAGACATATACCAAAATACAGTTTCATAAGTAAGGTACATATACAGAAGTATCAAAGCTCTTGGTATAACTTTTAAAGAGTCAATAGCATGAGTCCAATCCTCTACCATTTTAGTTATGCGTGTCATCTACGCATCCTCTAATTCTTTATCTTTTTCTTTTTGTTCTTTTGAAATTGTAGTATCGTCTTTTTGACCAGCATCTTCATCTTTTAATCTTTGTATTCTTCTAGCAACTTCTTCATCTAAAGCTGTTTTATGTGTTTCTGCTAATGCATCAACTCTACTTTCTGTCCACTTATCTGCGTGTTCTTCATCATCTTCTGGTATTACAAAGATAACATTTGCTAAATCGGTGTAACTTCCATCAACACCTTTTCTTTCAAATTTTATCTGTTGGACGTTTCCAAAAAAGTCTGCAACTAATTTCTTTTTATTCCATGTATAAGTTATTGACATTATTATTCCTTAACTAGTTATGTGGTCTATTACAAAGACGTTAATTGTGTAATTAGCACCACCCATTGCACAAGTTAAACTTTCACTTGATAATCCATATGACCTACTGTGTGGAGAACCTCTTACTGTCGTTGAGTGCAATACATTTACTGAACCATTTAAACCACAAGTTAATTGGTCGCAAAATCTACTAGCACTCGAATCTTGATTTCTTCCAGTAATAAAATAATGACCACCAAATGTTGAAAAAGTACCAACTGTTGCAATAACACTTGCACTAGTACCAACACCAGTTGTTTGTTGTGTTGTAAGATTATGGTCTAATTCACCTATGCCAAGTTTAACTCTGCCAACATTATCAATTCTCATTCTTTCTGTAGTATTAGTAAAGAATGCTAAATCATTATCACTATTGTTATACTCAATCTTACCAATATCTTCATCATCTTTATCACCAAACATTATTCTACTTGTTCCAGCTGTGCCTGATATTAATGAAGCATTAACATTATCACCACTTGAAGCAGTCGCTTGTACTGCAAAGTGAGTTGCACCAGCAAAAGTTGGTGTTCCCTCATCAGAAGCATCTATAATATGTAGATTAACACTAGGAGTTCCACCTATACCTACTCTATCGTTGCCACCATCAACAAATAACATATTAGCGTTACCATTTGACTCAACTCTAAAGTCTACATCAGCACTATCTTCATTAAATACTGCTCCACCATCTTGCGTTAATGCACCATCTATATCCACAACATCTAGGTTAGCTGTACCATCAACATCTATGTCACCAGTAAAAGTAGCACCACCAGTAATTTCAATACCACTAGAAGTTGTTTTAAACTTTGCACTGTTGTCGTAGTAAATTGTTACTGCACCATCTTCTAAAGCCTTAATCATGGTTTCATTATTAGCAGTATTCTTTACATCTAATCGTCTAGTTTGAAATTCTAATTTTCCAGAACCAGCACCATGTTTTATAACAGTATCAGTACCATCAAATAAAATTTCAGCATCATCACCAGTACCAAGAATTATTTTACCATTATCAGCCAGTTTTACATCATGATTAAAACTAGCAGTTCCAGCATCACTACCATCAAGAGTAAGCATTGTAATATCAGCAGTATTGTCTGTTCCTTTGAAAATAATATCTGTGTCATTACCTTGAGCATCAATTGTAATATTGCCAGAAGATGTAGCAATAGAAACAGCATCATCACCAACTGTTAAATCATCAACTGCTAAACCACTTATTGTTGCAGAACCGAAAACCAAATCATTACCATCAGATTTTAAAAACTGACCATTGGTTCCAATTGCTAAAGCTGAAGGATTACCACTACTATCTCCAGTAATTAAACTACCTCTAGTTATTCCAGCCATCTTTGCTAGTGTTACAGCATTGTCAACAATAGAAGCTGTGACAACAGCACTACTTGCTAATTGGTCTGCACCGACAGCATCATCTGCTATCTTTGCTTGTGTTACATTATCATCAACAATAGATGCTGTGACGACAGCACTTGATGCAAGTTCATCAGCACCAATAGAATCATTAGCCATCTTTGCTTGTGTAATTTGGTCGTCTGCAATATGTGCTGTATCTATCGAACCATCTGTATAGTGTTCACTATTAATTGCATTATCAGGTATCTTAGCACCAGTTACTGCATCATTAGCTATCTTAGCTGTCGTAACTTGTAAATCTGCAATATGTGCCGTGTCTACTGCACCATCTGCAATTTGAGCAGAATCAATAGCATCATCTGCCATTAACGCATTTGTTATTTGGTCATTTGCAATGTGAGCAGTATCAATAGAACCATCAGTATAATGTTCTGAGTTAATAGCATTGTCGGCAATCTTAGCACCAGTAACAGCATCAGCATTTATTTTTGCTGTAGTAACTGCATTAGAAGCTATTTCAGTAGCAACTACAGTACCATCTGCAATCTTATCTGCTGTAATTGCTCCATCTGCTATATGGGCTGTGTCTATAGAACCATCAATATAATGCTCACTATTAATTTGGTCATCAGCTATTTTTGCTCCAGTAACTGCATCAGCTACAATTGAAGCTGTAACAACGGCATTACTAGCCAACTCATCAGCACCAACGGCATCATCAGCTAACATTGAATTGACAATCGAACCAGCACCAATTACAAAATCTAAAGTATTATCACTATCATCATAGGTTACAGCAATACCAGTTTCTGTATTGCTCCCTACCATTGCTCCGACAGTATCAGAAATCGTTTCTGCTAGTGTAACTCCATTTACTGTAATTGCATCAGCTTCTAATGTGCCGGCAATGTCTGCATTACCAGATATGTCCAATGAACCAGCATCTAGTTCACCAGATAAAGTAATATTTCTAAATGTACCAATATCCTTATTGCTATCAACAAGAACATACTTACTTGCTGTTACAGTACCAGCCGTTAAACCATCTAATGCAACTGTATTTTCATTAGTAAGATATACAAAAGATTCTGGTACACCAGTAGAAGAATTAAATCCGAGTATTTTTCCAACACGATCAGCTTTTAAAGGCAACGTCATTGCAACCGAACCATCTTCATCATCCAATCTTAATGATCTTGTAATGTCATCATCAAGTTCTTGCTGTACGGCTGTGATTGTATCAAGTTCTGTATTCAAACTATCAACCTGAAATGCTCCTGAAGTTGGAAAGTCAGTTGTCCTGGCTATTGTTACATCTCTAAAGATTGTAACAGTACAATTTGTTAAGCCACTGCCAAAGACAACATTACCACCAGATGTTGTACCTTCACCAGTAACAGAATAATGTGTTGTTAATGTTTTGAGTGTCGAGTCAACATACACTTTAAGATCTGCTTCCTGAAAGATAGGAAACCCATAAGCAAATGTCGTCGTCGACGAGCTACCTACAGTATATTGGACTCTTGGACTTGTTGCACTAATATCTAAAGACATAATCGCACCCTAATATTTGATT